ATTGGTGGGAGTGGGTTCTCAACAATTGCAGTTGGTGGTGTTCTATAGTTATAACCTCTGTCTTGCATTACAACAGAAGCTACAGCGCCATTAGTAATTGTCACATAACCTTTTGCTGTTCTATGTGGAATTGGTGGTTGAATACCAACTGTTGGAAGAGCAGATGTTGTGTAACCAGTTCCTGGTTTTGTGATAGTAATGTCTACGATAGTCTCTGCTCTTGTTCCGATACCAACAGTTGCGGTAGCAGTTGCAGTGATGTCAGTATCATAGGTGTAGATCTTTCTATTATTGCTTCCACCAATGAAGAATAGTGTCTCATAGAAGTTTGTGAAGGTATCAAGTGGTACAGAGTCTCCACTAGCAGTTTGAACATTCAAAGCACCAAGTAGTGTCAATGCGCTAAGATCCCATGCTGTTCCCAATGTAATTACAAACAGAGAGTTATTGTCTGTTCCTGTAATGTACATCTTTGTTCCGTCATCTTTAAATGAGAATCCACGGATAGATGATTCTGTTGGTTGACAGATTACTGCAATATTTGCAGTTTGAACTGGTAGGGGATACATTGTGGTAATATCCCAGTTAACAGTCATTTGATACTTCTTGAGCGTATCTGGATCATTAGTATCAAGAATAAACAGATGTTCTCCAGTATCTTGAATTCTCATACCTGCCATTGATGGCATACTTACCGATCCTGCTAAAGTTGCAGTTGTAATATCCCAAGCAGTTCCTAGATCATATTGTGCTACTTTATTACCAGAATTTGTAAGACCACTTACATACATTCTTGTTCCGTCTGGTTTAAATTCAATACCAGTAGCATATTGGAAGTTGACACCACCAAAATTCAAGTTTAGTGTCGTCACATAATTTCCTGTTGACATATTATGTGTTGAAGATAACTCATAATATTCGATAGTTCCAAGTGTGTATGTATTTGCACCGTGGCAAGTATAAATTCTATTACCTTGAGGATCCAAATACCAACCCTCAAATCCACTACCAACAGTAAAGTTTGAATCGCCAACAAAGGCAGCACTCTCAATAATGTTTGGTGGTGGTGGGAATGTAATTGTTGGGGTAAATGTATAACCATCACCTGGATCTACGATAGTTACACTTTCAATACTTCCACCAATGCCAATAACTGCTTCCAGTGTTGGTGGGATGGTTGGTGGTGGATCACTAAAAGTAACGATTGGTTGGAATGTATATCCAGTTCCAGCATCTACAATAGTAACAGCACCAACTTCTCTATCATCTGGTGGGAAGTTTAATGCTACGGATAGAACACCCTTCCTTGGTGTTGGAGGATCTTCAATAGTTACCTCTGCAACCGATGTATAACCTGCTCCTGGTGCCGTGATTGCTAATTTTGTTACCTCTCCTTTTACAACGTCTACTTCCGAAGTTCCTGCTGCATAAAGACCAGGAACTTCTGATGGAAGAAGGAGACCTTTATCCAGTTCTACTTGATACTCTGGTGCATTATAAAATCCTTCATTTACTTCTATTCCATCTTGAACAATTACAAATCCATCTGTTGTGTATGTTTTTATAGTCTCATAATGATGAACACCGCTGTAAAGATTTTCGTAAGTTCCATACTTTTGCAGTAAATGTTTATCAAAAGCAACTTGAGTTTTTGGCCATTCTTCATATACATTCTGTATGTTATTAGATAACAAGACAACCCAATCTAAAGAAGAGTCATTATATACAGATTTTGCAACTTGATCTGGTCTTTCATCACCCTTAATTGAGTATTTCGTGAAATAACTCAAGCTTTGGAATATGTCCTCTCTTATCTTTGCTCTTTTGAAGAGGTTCTTTGTTACTGTATAATCACTAATAGAATTTTGCTCAATGTCTCTGGAGACATAAGCAATAAATGGTACGTTAGAAAAGTAATTTGCCATTGAATTAGTATCCTATACTGTGCGTAGAACCTTCACCACTATCATAATCTTTGGAGTAGATTGGCAGTAACTCCATGAATGTCAATTGTAAACTATATGAGAACATAGAACCATCCTCATATGACATGTAACTTCCGTCAGGAGTGTAATCCACATTAAAGGATTGTAATGCACAGTCCTTTATTAAATTTATACCATCATGAGTTGCATCTTTTCTCAAGTATTGCACTTTAAACACATTAGGTGCTTTTAAAAACAACTCTTCATTGGTAGTCTTAGCTGCCATATTCTTTTTAAAGAATTTTATAATATCTTTGACTATTGCTGCTTCATCTTTACTTCTTGGTGTTAATTTAAATGTAAAGCTAAATGATCTTAACTGTGGTCCTTGGAATAGAAGTTCCGTATTTGGGTTGAATATTGCTCTTGAAACTCTTGGCAAAATATTCGCACCAACAGCAGCTTCAGCAGTTGCCGCTTTGATAGCGTTTTTTACTGCCTCAGAATTACCCGCAGCTTTACTCAATTGATTGTTAACTTCGGAAAGTCCTGCGTTTATTCCACCACTTAATGTCTTGACGGCAATTGCTGCACCTGCTATTTGTGCTGCATTAATAGTTTCTTCGTTCCATCCAAAACCATTTGAATCTGCAATGGTTCCTTGTATTGGTAAGTATACTGATACTCCTCCAATTGGAGTATTTTCACTATAATTGAATGAAAATCCCTGACTAGAAGTACTTGCTGGTGCATATTCTAAGGCAGTAAATTTAACATAATCTGTATTTGTTGGTTTAGATCTTTCTGGATAAATTAAATCAGATTTTCCAGTTTTAGATTTAAATCCAGCGTCCTGCACATCTCCGATTGTTAATTCACCAATAGGACCAGTTATCTCAGGTTGTTCTGGAGTTTCGGTTGTTGGAGCAGTTCCACCATTTTCTGCTGCTGCTTCTTCTGTGCGTGATCCTATCAAGGCACTTGCTTGGGGTTCGTCTATACCTAGAGCCTCTTGTAGTTGTGTTGGGGTGACTAATTTTCCCTCATTTTGTTGTTGCAGACCGCTTCTTACAGTTTCGGTAGCAGAATACTCTAGGGAATTTTGAGTAGATTCGCTATTTGCAAATCCAGCTTTAATGGTATTGCTAAAGTTTCCTTCATAATTATCATTTGCCTCCCATTCTCCACTTGCAGTTCTAGTTCCTATTAAATTATCTGGATTTACTGAAGGAATATTTTCTGCAGCATCACTTTGTGTATATGTTGCATCTGGTGCAATATATTCATTTCTACCATTAAAACTTTTCTCTGTTATGTAATAGTTAGTTTCTTTTGTTGCTGGGTCATAAACTGGAAAAACGTACTGACTAGTTGAGAAGTTCGTAGTTTCATTCTTAAATTCTACGTACTGCACTCCACCAAAGTATCTTTCAGAGGTGCCACCAGTTCCGTGACCAATACTACCCTTATTAGCTGGAGCTATTTTTGTTGCTGTAGCCATATTAGTTAACCTTTAAAATCAGCATCGTTTTTGCCATAACCTTTGTAGATTCTTGCTCCACGAAGCATTCTTCTAAAAGATCTGTTGTTTTTCTTCCAAACATCTGCAACATTGATTTGACTAGGTTTTCCATCTTTTATGGATAAAAAATCTTCTATAGGTAAATTGGATGCTGTAGTCCACTCATCAATTGCAATGTCCAACAAAAATCCATTTATTTGACTTATATTATATTTAGAGATAGAATTATAAGGTAATGTAAGTTTGTCGCGTTTTAAATTTTCTACAACAATTCCTCTCTTTAATGGGTGAATGTAATGCAAATTACAACCATCAAATGATCTACCATTGAATTTTATACAGTACACTAAGGGGAAGGGATCAAATACACTGACATTATCCTTATCAGATTCATACTCAAACATGAATAGATGTCCTTGTCTTGGAAATCTTCTGAGTAAGTTTTTGTCTCTTTGATCCTTATCTTCGCTGCTATCAATTCTTTCGTCACGGATAAACAAGTCTGGACGAGACATGTATCTGCGAGTTAGTCTTCTAAAAGCTCTTCTATAGAAAAATGGAGATCTTCCAGATTCTAAATCGACTTCTTCTCTTAACTGTTCAAAAAGAGTTTTCTGTGACATTACTTGATACCTAGTTCGTCCTCCGTTATAATCTTAAATTCAAGTCGTCTATCCTTACACCATTCTTCCGCTGCTCGCCACTTTGCTTTATTGACTTCATAAGTCTTTGCTTCATAGATGTATGATTTTGTCACTTTAGACTTTACTTTTGGTGGTTGAGTTTGGCGTTTTGGTTTTACCTCAACAACATATGTTTTAATTGACCCTGTTTTTTCTTGAACTTTAATTAAAAAGTCTGGAAAGTATCTATGAACTTTGCCATCAATTGGGGATCTGTAGGGGATACAAAATTCTTCACTTGCCCACTCTAAGATACTCTCATTCAAATCACACCAACGACAAAATTTACGTTCCCAACTACTCCTGCATATTATATTGTTGGGATTACCTTTATACTTTTTAGGGTATGACGGGTAATATCTACTTTTAATACTTTCGTTCATAGAACTTGTCTACATATAATATAGGGTCTTTATCTTTATTTAGATGTCATTAGGGATCACTCCAGCAGTAAGTATGAATACGCTGAAGAGTAGGATCTTAAATCCTTCTCTATCTTCAGTGTACGCTGTTCTGATAGAGAAACCTTCAGGATCAGGATTTAGTCCTCCCTCTTGGGATAGAGAGTTACTTGAATTAACTTGTGTTGAGGCATCATTACCTGGATCAAGCATTGCTACCATAGAAACCAATCGAGATTTCCATGGTGTAGTTGAGAGACATGCATATTCTAGATTGTTTGATGAGACCATAGACTTTACTTTTATGGTCACTCAAGATAGTGATTATATGCAGATCAGATATTTTGATTATTGGATGAAGTATATTGTTGGTGAAGATGGTAAGACAGATACTGAATTGTCTGGTACTGATTTTGTTAGTAGAATCAGGTATCCAGTTGACTATCAATGTAACACCATGAAAATTGTTAAGTTTGAGAAGGATCTTGGATCTGGATTTAATTCAACATCTAAGGTGTTGGTTTATAATTTTGTTCAAGCATTTCCAAAAGCAATTAATACAGTTCCTGTCTCATACGAAGCATCTCAAGCATTGAGATGTACAGTATCGTTTACATATTCTAGATATTTTATATCATCGGTTACATCTTCAACAGATTCTAACTCAACTACAAGTAGCACAGATTCGAGAGCATCTGGAGTTGCTGAATCCAATAATTGGAACAGTGCTCTTGGTATAAGTGATAGTTTACTTAAAAGTACTCTTGGTACGGATTACAAGGCGTTTACTGAAAATATACCATCTTATAATACTACTGGTGCAACATTTAATACTGACTTTTTTACCAACGGTCAATAATTGAGTCTAAATAAAGTACATGAATTTTTTATAAGGATTTTTTATGCCATTACCTACTATATCAACCCCAACTTATGAACTTGAATTGCCATCAACAGGAGATACAATTCAATATAGACCATTCTTGGTTAGAGAAGAAAAGTTACTTGTTCTTGCATTAGAAAGTGAAGATACAAAGCAGATTACAAATTCTATTAAAACTGTAATTAAGAATTGTATTCAAACAAAGGGTATAAAAGTTGAAGAACTTCCTACATTTGATATTGAATATTTGTTCTTGAATATTCGTGGCAAATCTGTTGGTGAAGATGTAGAAGTTAATGTTCTTTGTCCAGATGATGAGCAAACTTATGTTCCTGTGACTATCAACATTGATGATATTAAGGTAGTCAAGAATCCCGAACACGAGAAGAATATTA